AGTGTTATCGGTCAGCTGTCGAGGAAAAGGCAATTCAATAGACATAGAGGATCGTAAGCCGATTCCACTTGATCTATCTTTACTAATAATACCTTTTTTCTGATTACTTAAAGAAGTTTCATAATCACCGGATTTAAATTTGTCGTATTTGTAATCTTCGAATATCAGTAGCATGCTATGAGGAAACGGTGCATCAGGAAAGCGCATCATGGTGCTTTGCCGAGCGTTCATTTGCTCGTTGTTTTCTATTGTTTGTTCTGGTCGGGCCATGCGCTTACTTGTCCTTTGGATTATAAATAGTTTATTATTTCTATTTATAACTAATTGAAGAGGTGAAGGTGGCTTATAGTGGAAGATTTAAACCTAAAAATCCTACCAAATACAAGGGAGATCCTACAAAGATTATTTATCGGTCTATGTGGGAGTTCAAATTTTTTAGGTACGTAGATGTACACCCTGATGTAATATGGTGGCAAAGCGAAGAAGTGATTGTACCTTACTATTCACCGATTGATGGAAAGCGTCATAGATACTTTCCTGATGTAATTGTGCATAGTAAAGTGCCGTTATCAAAAGGTGGTGGGGAGAAAACTTTGATGATTGAAATTAAACCAAAGTATCAAACTGTTCCACCAGATATAAATAAAAAGAAGACCGCTAAAGGTCGCATATCGAGAAGATATTTAAATGAGGTTAAAACTTGGGGAGTCAATGAAGCGAAATGGAAAGCAGCACGAATGTATTGTAGCCAACGCAACTGGGACTTTCAAATTTATACCGAAGATCAATTAGGAATAAAATAAATGGCAGCAGTTTTCGACGACATATTACTTAAAGGTATCAGATCTGGTAAAGCACCAGCTCGTACTGATGCTGCTAGGCTGTGGTATCGTGATCAAGCAAAGGGTATTACAAGGACAGCTAGGAATAGATCCAAAGGTGATAAACTTATTAAAGAATTAAGACAGGATACGAGTAGACGTCAAGATGCAAGGTTTATGATGGGTAATATGTATTTGTTTGCATATGATCCTAAACATAAAGATACTTTACCATATTATGACCGGTTTCCTTTGATATTTCCAATAAATAAAGCAAAGGGCGGGTTTCTTGGTATCAATATGCATTATTTACCGCCAATATTAAGAGCAAAGTTAATGGATCAATTATATACGGTTTTAAATAATAAAGCATTCGACGAATCAACAAAGTTGTCTGCTTCATATAAAATCTTAAACGGGGCTGCTAAGTTTAGAGAATTTGCACCAACGATTAAACATTATTTAAATGCGCATGTAAGAACTAAACCAGCTTATATTAATCCGTCAGAATGGGATATAGCTTTATTCTTACCAACACAACAATTCGTGGGCGCAAGTGCAACTCAAGTATATGCTGACTCTAGAAAAATCGTAAGGGGCCGATAATGGCATTTAGAATATCAGAATTTAAAACACAGTTGGACTGGTTCGGTGGTCCATCTCGTGGTTCTTTATTCGAAGTACAAATAACTAAACCAAGAGGTATTAAGTCTAGAGCTAATTCTCGGGATTTAATATTCTTTTGTAAGAATGCTTCTATTCCTGGTATTACATTTAATGCTATACAAAACGATCAAACAGCTCAGTTCCGTAAAATGCAACCGTTAGGTGTTAATACAGAACCGGTTCAATCTATCTTTATGTTAGACTCTGATCACCAAGTGTTATCTTTCTTTCATTCATGGGCTCAACAAGTAGTTAACTTCGGTACTGCCGGCGGTTCATTTGCTGAGGTAGATGGTAAATTACCATTTGAAATAGGATACAAAGATAACTATGCATGTCGTGTTACTATTAGACAGTACTCTACAAATTACGAACAATCAGGCCAATATTACGAAGTAATATTAGATAACGCATTTCCAATTATGATTGGTGACGTTGACTTGGCTTGGGAAAATAACGATTCATTCTCTGTGTTACCAGTATCATTACAATATGATAGAATACAATTTACTGGAGAGAGAATAGGATCACCATCTGCAAGATTCGGCAGAGGAAACGGACTATTGGGATTGATAAACCAAATCGGCGCGGTTGGTCAATTAATTGGAGCAGACCTTGTACCAAGATCGGTACAGGATGCAGTTAACAAGTATACCCGAGTAAATAACAAAGTGCGTCGAATTAAAGACTTTTTTGGTTAATGGAGAAATAAATTATGGCTTTACCTAAGATCGATTTACCGATTTTTGAATTGGAATTACCCTCAACAGGGGAAAAAATTAAATATAGACCGTTTACGGTTAAAGAAGAAAAGATTTTCTTAGTGGCGCAAGAATCAAACGACGCCCAACAAGAAGTATTGGCAGTTAGACAGGTGGTTAATAACTGTTTGTTAGATCACGATGTTGACACAATGCCAATGTTTGACTTAGAATATATTATGTTAATACTTAGATCTAAATCAGTTAACAATATAATTGAATTTAAAATCAATGATCCTGAAACTGAAGAACTACTTGAACTAAGCTTAGATATTGAAACAATTACTGTTGAAATGCCACCGGCCGGTACAGAACAAGTTAAGATTAATGAAGAATATTCGTTATTTTTAAAGTATCCATCTATTAATGAATTTGCGAAAATCATTTCTATGGACGCTGGAGATCCTTTGGTCAACTATGTTATGATGGTTTCATGTTTAGATAAAATTGCATCTGAAGACGAAGTGTTTTCGTTTAGCAATTATAGTGATAAAGAAGTACAAGATTTTGTAGATGGTTTATCTACTGAAGTTATTAAAGGCATTCAAATCTTTTTTGATACAATGCCAAAGCTTCGTCATGAAATGCCATATACTAACAAAGACGGTAATGAACATACATTTGTTGTGGAGGGTATGCGCAGTTTTTTTATCTAATGCTGTGCCATGCTAACTTAGGTAGTTATTATCAAGTAGTTTTCGCCTTGGCACAGCATCATAATTATAGTATAAAAGAAGTAGAAGATATGTTGCCATACGAAAGAGACTTATATTTTGATATGATTGTAGATTATATTGAATCGCAAAAAGAAAATTAATATTTAGAGGAAGATAAGACATGGCTTATTCAGACGATACACAAGCTATCATTGACAGACTAAAAGCAGAAGGCGATCTCATTAGAAATACTGGGACAAACTCTGTGCGGTCTTTAAATGTTAAGCTTGAAAAATTCGATGGATTATTCCAAAGTATTAATACTAACATTATCCAACAAACGGCCATGATGGAACAAAACATGGGTCTTACGATCGATGCCGCTGAACGATCTCGTACTAAAGAACAGTTTGATGAGATTGCTCAAAAAGAAGATATTGCAGATAAAAAAGAAAGCAAACGCGCGGACAAAAAACCTCTATCAGAAGTCGGAAATAAAGCAGGCGATGCTTTAGCAAAAGGCTTTAATAAAATCTTTACATTAAAAAATATGGCAGCAATGGGTGCTATTGGGTTTGTTGGCGCTAATTTCTTAAAAGGATTTGTTGAAGAGTACGGTGGATTTAAAAATCTCTTAAAGGAGATGGGTGTATCTGACGAAACATTAAATTCATTTGATACAATTGGTGAAGACGTTAATAAAATGAAATTGCAATTTTCTGAGTTTATCGGCCCAGAAGGTCCAATAACAAAAATGACTACGAGCTTAGGAGATATTAGTGTAACGTTAGGAGAGCTTAATAAAAAGTTCCAGACAATTTTAGAAATGGACTGGGGAACTATAGCAGCAGTTGCGTTTGGTGCTCTTTCAACCTTTGGTGTAGTCATGTCTGCAATAAGGCTAAGACTCGAATACATGAGGTTAACTTTAAAAGACGGGTTAAAACCGATAAATGGTCGGACTTGGTTTCAAAGGTTCTTAGGTATAGATCCCAAGAACGATCCTAAAGCTCCAAAGGGAGAAGGAACTCCAAAAGGAACTAATACAAATCCAAAAGGTAACAATCCAAACAGACAAGGCCAAACAAAACCATTCAAAGGTAGTGGCGGAGGTGGCGGAGGTGGTGTGGTACTAAACACCGATGGAAAAACCGTATCTGGTAGTGGCCAATCTAAAGCCGATCTTAGAGCTGCAGCAGTCAAAAACGGTCTTAAAATGAATTCAGCAGGTAGATTAATTAATGCTGCCGGTAGTTATGTTTCTGACGCTGATGCATTAAAAATGATGATGGGTACTTTAGATGCACGATATTCTGCTATCTTCCAAAAACTTATTAAGTTCTTTAAGTTCATAAAGATTACTTATGGAATCGTTGTACTGTTTCAAATTTGGTCTATTTTATCAAACGATACAGCCTATCCAACCGATGAAGATAAAATGCGAGCATTAGCTCCAATACTTGGAGAACTTCTTGGTGTTCTCGGTGGGGCAGCTATTTTTGGCGGTATCGCAACAATGACAGGTATAGGAGCTGGCTGGGGAACATTAGCATTAGGTTTTGTTGGTGGAGTAGTTGGTGGTTTTGCTGGAAGTAAACTAGGTTACTATGTTGCTAAATGGGCATTTGACATGAAAGTAACTGATGAAATGAAACAGGAAGTTATGTCCGTCGCACCACGGCCAACAGGAAGTGGCCGTAATGCAAGAGGAAAGCAGATGAATTGGGATGGCAAATATGGCCAAACGCATAATCCAGATGGATCTGTAAAAGCAAGTGTAATTAAAACTCTAGATAACACAGCAAATATTGCCTCCAGTGCAACAGCAAATATGACGAGTGCAGAGGCAAAGAGAGCAGCAGATGCTGCAGACGCAGCGGCAGCCCAAGCAAATATAATGGCTGATACAGACCAGGAAATCTTAGAAAATCAAAAAATGATTGATGAAATCAAAGAGAAATATTTGCATGATTCAGGCTTTAATACTTCTATTACACCCGGTAAAAGAACTTCGGGTATGGTATTAGCTGGGCTTGGAGGAGGAAATGCTGTTAACGTATTTAATTCTACAAATAATAGTCCTCATTTCTTTAACACACATCACGGTAACCATGCAGTAACTACTACTAGGGTAGCAGTTGGAGATGGTAGTGGTGCCGGCGGCAGTTCTTTAGCTAAATACGGAATAACTGGATTCGCATAAAAAAGCGAGAATAATCTAAGATTACCCTCGCTCTACGTACAAGTTTAGTTTTATGTTATGATATTGCTGATATGCAGTGAAACATTACAGCTATAGTAATCAAGGTTATTCCACATTGAGCTACCATATCACAAAAGTGTCCATCACATTCCTTAAACCAAGAAATTACTCTGTTCATTTCCATTGCCCCTCCAATCGGGCGATAAATTTTATTCAGTTAAAAGCGTCTTTTTACCAGACTTAACTTTTTGACCGATATTAATTTTACGTGATTTTTTCTCTTCAGGTATTACGTTTTCTAGTTCGATGGACAAGATACCATTTACTAGGTCTGCCCCATTAACTACAATCGTGTCTGAAAGAGTAAATGAACGTCTAAAAGCTCTAGCGGAAATACCATTGTGTAGGTATTCTACCTCGTTCTTATTTGTTTTCTCAGCGAGAACATTAAGAACTCCGTCTTTTAGATCAATTTCGATTTCATCCTCATCAAAGCCAGCTACAGCGATCTCAATCGTGTATCTCTCGTCGTCTAACTTTACGATATTATATGGAGGGTAATTCGTTTGACCTGGTGTTGAGTTCTGCATTCTATTTAGAACTCTATCAAATCCAATAAAAAATGGATCGGTTAACAAGTCTGTTGTCATTCTTCGTGTGTTTGTCATATTGCTATCTCCTTTAAATTAAGCAAGATTATTATTTGGTCGATTAAATCCGACCGGTTTAACATGTAAGAACCCGTTAAAACAGCATCCTTACACGTTTATTTATATACAGAATTTGTATATACTGATAAAAAGTTATTACTTTTTGTAATAACCCTTATACATCTGTTGAACCAAAACCACCGTCACGGTCAGTTTTAATTTCTGGTTTAGTCTTTGTTTCTGTGATTGGTTTACGTAATGTTTTCTCTATAAGACATTGTGCAATACGTTCATCATGGGCGATTAAAGCCATACTATCTGAAACGTTTTCCAACATCATATAAGATTCTTCTACGTAATCTGAATCTATTATACCAACTGCATTCGCCATTGTCAACCCTTTTTTCAGAGCTTGACTAGAACGGATATACATTTTCATTACGTGCTTTTCTGGTATATCAAAGATTAGTCCGGTTGGCACTAATACTCGTATTCCTGGAGGTAACTGAAATGCATCTGGGTTTTGTCCGACACCTTTAACAGGTATCATCATTTCTTTATTAAATGCGTTATATGATCTTAAGCGATCACCATTCTTAATACATGCTCTAATGTCAAAACAGGCTGAGCCGTCTGTCGCATATTCAGGCACTGATGCCCGTTCATTCACTTTATATACATTCATAATTTATTTTTTCCCAATATTATATTTTGCTTCAAGAGTCCAATTCGATTTCTCTTTATGAGAAAGAATTTTAATTTGGTTTAGCGGGGCAGCTATTGCTTCAGGATCAGCTTCTTTGACCGCTGAACATAGTTCCCATTCTTCTAGAAGATTAACAATTGTATTACGTCTTGCTTTATCTTCTTCTGTAAAAGTATTCTTTTTTCCGTCGAGTATAAACAATTCCTTGAAATGTAGAATTGAGTATCTTCCCTGTTTATGTAGGATGTGGCATGTTTGATATAACTTCTTCTCCTTGCGAGAAGAAATACCAATCCTTGTTAAAGTTTCCTTAACTTTTAAAAAACTATCTGGGGAAGGAAGTGA